TTTTAAACTCATAAACTCATTAAATTGTTGTTAGTTGATAACCAATCGATAAACGCTTCTTTGGCAGCGTCCAAACCAAATGCAACACAAGAAAAACAACCATTATCGGCAGCATTGTTAAGATAGTCCTCTTGTCCTGCTTGCCATTTGCACTGTGTTGCATCCTCTCTTTTTAATTCGCATACGAATGAAGGATTTCCAGGTATAATAATGTCGCTGGCTCCTTTGGCAATGCTGCCCATTTTTTTGTCCATGCTGACTTGCTGAGCTGTCCTTTTTCCTTCATTTTTTGGATGGATAAGCAAGTTGCCTATTTCAGGGTAGTTATGGCGAACCCACGCGATAAAACCAACATGAACACTGTCTTCACTTGGGCATTTTCCACGCTTTTTCATATCGACATAAATCTTGTACTTTGCATCATCACTTACTTTCACTGGCTGAACTCCTTAAGTACTATATTTAGGTATTTAGAACCGACCATTTTGTTTATTAGTAAATTTGTCGGGCTCTTAATTTCGTGTTTGTTAAACAAGACCTCATCCAACGTATAGTCGATCATGCTTGGTGCATGTTTAGCGACAAACTCGCGCTTAAATATGTGCCTTGGATAACCACTGGCGTTAGGGCTGAACCACTCGCTTATGATCTCAGCCTTTTCGTTTGGTAGCTGAACCATGTAGTCAATACGCAATGTATCTACACCGCCGCCACGCTTCTTGTGCCTAGTATATTCTGTATTGATGACAGGCACAGAAACGGGCTCTACGCCGATCCTAAAAGCAGATTTTCTTGTTAGTTTTGCATTTGGGTCTATTAGCTCATGACCACAATCGCGGCAATTTCTTGCTGTAGTATCGTTTTGAGTTTCACAGTTAGGGCATGGTTTGAAGTCAAAGAAGAACCCACAACGAACGCCGTCATAATCATAACCAACACACCGACGAGCAAACACGCTGTTCATTTCTCCGCATTCAGGGCATGGCACATCTTTTTCAATATCGCGATCACGATTCTTCACCATGTCGGTAATGACTGGATTATCCACATCGCCAAGCCTTTCAAGATTTCCTGCGTAGTCTGAAACTAGGCAATTATCTTTACCTTCTTTGTCACGAACGCCACGTCCAACAGCCTGCACCCATAACACAGCCGACTCGGTTGGCCTCATAAACACAACATGGTCAATGTATGGAGCAGAGAACCCAACAGTAAGAACATTGAGGTTCACTGTGTATTTTATTTCTCCGCTTTTGATTTTCTTGATTAAAGACTGGCGCTCTTTGTCGGGCGTTTCACCTGTTATCATGCAACTGTCTTTAGGTGGCAATGACTCCAATATCTCTTTGCAATGCGCAATGGTACTTGCGAATATAAGAACTCCACCTCTATCTTGAGAGTTGGAGATCACCTCTTGAACTATGTCATGAGTCAGGCGCTTACCCTCGGAAGCGTCAGCAAGATCGCTTGCTTTGAACTTTCCATTGCTCTGCAATTTGCATGATGAAAAATCGTAGTCATCCGATTTGTGGCGACCATATACAGGTGGAACAACAAACTTGTTCTCGATAAGCCATGACATACCAATGTCAGCGGTCTTGTGTTGGAAGAACTTGCCATCACCAATGATTGACTCACCTTTACCACGAAAAGGCGTACCAGTGAGCCCAACAATGCGTATATTCGGGTTTATCTCCTTATAGTGGTTGATAATGCGCATGTACGTTGTTTTCTTGTCGCGGAAGTTGATATTGTGACTTTCATCGACCACGAGAAGAGAAAACTTCTTTTTGCTGATTGGATGACCTTTCTTTAGTGCTGCCCATAGTGTTTGTGGTGTTGCAAATACGCTAGGCAATCTCCAGTTCTTTTTGTTAAGTGATGAGCAAAATACTGAACACTTACCCACAAACTCTGAATAGCAATCACTGTTTTGCTCAACGAGCTCGCTTGTCATGGTTAGGCATAAAGCATTTCTATTGTTTTGCTCTATCCAGCTCATTAGCGCTGCAACCATGAACGTTTTACCTGCAGATACACTAGCGTCAATCAAGCATGGCTCTGGTGACTTTTTTAATTGGGCGATGGTGCTATCCACCGCCTCACTTTGATATGGCCTCAGTTGGAGCATTTTACTTTCTCCTTCCACTCACCAAGTCGGTTAAGCATGCCAGTCAATTGTCGCTCTGTTGGGTTTAGATCGATAATCTCTTGCATCGCTTGGAAAAATGGCAATGAGTAAGCAGGTATCTCAATTGCTGTCATACCATGTGACATGCTAAGTAATGCCGTCCTAACGCTTTCATCAACCGACAAGTCATAACTTCCAAGTGGTCTATCTAGGCTTAGGTTGGCAATGTCGGTACAACGTGACAGTGCAACGTATAAAGAACCATGCGGCCTGAATGAACCATCCATTTCAAGATGTACGCGACCCGTAATAGTCTGACCTTGTGACTTGTGTATTGTGATGGCCCACGCTAATTTGATTGGGTATTGCTTGTAAGTCCCAATCACGCCGTATTCAATTTTTCCAGTCTCATTGTTAAGTGTTGGCTCTTTGACTTCCCAAGTGTGTTTGTCTAGTTCGATATCACCATCAATAATCACAAACTCATCGGTAAGGCCTGTAACATGTCCAGTTGTGCCATTAACAAAACGCCCGTTCTGGTCGTTGATGCAGAATATTATTTTTGCGCCAATCTTTAGCTCTAGGAACTCCGGCACTGGCTTGTCGCTTTCTTTTACATTACCGCTCACACTGGCATTGAATTGCATTGGTAACTCATCAATCTTTTCAAGCTCTGACTTGTTGATCTGATCTGCTGCCTTATTGGTAAAACACAAGGTAACAATATCGTCTTTGTCTGTTGCTGTGGCATTTCCGTTGATGTAACCAAGCGCTTTATCACTGTACACATTCTTTTCACGAATAGAGTTGAGCGCGTCGATAAAATCGACATCGTTTTGTCGAACCACTTCATCAAGCTCCACCATTTTAAAGCGTGCATTTTTCCATGCGTTGGTTTCGAATGCGTACGTGCCGCCATAATCTTTAGTTAATGCGATTTTTTCATTTTGCTTAACGACTGGCGGCAATTGGTAAAAATCACCGACTACAATAATTTGTTTGTCAGCAAATGGCGCATTGCTATCAAAAACAGAATCACGAAGCTTATACTCGACATGTGAGAACACATCAGCACGCAACATTGACACCTCATCAACAAGAAGAATGTCCGCGCTCGCTAACACTTCCATTATTTCTTTTCTGGTGCCTAAATGAGCACTGCTTTTCACGTAATCAATAGGAATTCCAAACGCTCTGTGTATTGTTGATCCGCCTATGTTAAGTGCAGCAATACCCGTTGGAGCGCAGATAAGAATTTTTTTCTTGTTCTCTTCTGCCCACTCGGTGAACAATTCCGTAACAAAGCTTTTACCCGTTCCAGCTTTACCGGTTAGGAATACGTTTTTTCCCGACTTCATGAGCTCTAGTGCTTCTGCTTGTTTTTGTTTTAAATTAGTCATCTAACCATTCCACGCTAGCGTCAAACTTGCCAGCAAATTTCAAAATTGTGTCAATCGTTTCTTGATCGCCGGACAAGTAAATCTCGTGTATTTCCTTACTCGTTAGCGTTGGTTTATTGCAAAACTTGTCTTTGCTCTTTGGTGGGCAGTTAACAAAGCCGTCATACTCCATTGCATCATGCTCTGGATGAAATTGAATAGGGATAAAATCACCATCGAACATATACGGATTAAACACATGGTTCACACATGGCTGCATATCAAAACCCTTTTCGCATCGCTCACCTTTTGAAATTTTCTTTTGCCCAAAACCACAGTTCCTACAACTAGGCTCTGCTAACAATTCACCGTGACAAATGTCGTGATAGTCACAAAAACGACATTTAAAGAAGTCTGGATCGTCACTCAAGCGCACTGGTGGCTTTTCACTATCAACAAGCATATTTGCCCTTTCTCGCATAGCTTCAAACACTTCTGGGTTGAACTCGATGCACTGTGTTGCAATTTCGTGATTGTCTTTGTTGAACACAAAAATCATGGCATTGGTGATCGGCTTTTTACCAAATTGCTCACTAAAACCCATGTAGCATTGAAGTTGCATGAAATATTTCTGATTCCACTCAAGAAGGCCATTCTTTATGAACTGGTTAAAATTTCTTTTTGAGGCTGTTTTGAAATCGACGACATAAGGTGTATTGGGCTTAACGCCGTCAAAAATATCTGTGTCTGGGCTGACGGCTACCGCATCTGCAGTGCCGCTAAAAAATACATTGTCTGGATCTTGAGCCGTTAGTTCCGCACCTTCTCCATGAAGATAAACACGAAAACCGACACTCTTTAGCAAATCTGCAAAACCCTGCTCCATATCGTGGCCGAACTGAAACAAGCGAAGTAATCTGCCATCGTGCTCAACGGTCAAGCACTGGTTGAACGAGTACCATAATTGACGCTCACAATCGGCACCAATCTGACTCATTCCAATGTGTTTTCTTTTGGAGCTAACATTTTTTGAGGCATATTCAATGTCGATGGCTTGTGCTATAGTTGTTTTTGACATTTTTTAATGTCCTTTTTTGCGTAAACTGAAGTTAAAGCCCCTTTCGGGGCTTTGTTTTGTTTTTACCAATCGTCATCACCGCCTAATGATGGTTGATTGCTTTTCTGTGGAGAGGTTTCACCCTTTGGCATCTCTTCACCGTCAACCGTTTCAAAACCTTTGCTCGGCTGTATCTCGCTTACCCAATTCCCTTCTTTGCCTTCAATTTCCCAGATCTCAATGGAAATACCAGCCATCTTGCCAACCATTTGTGCAAAGTCTGCGTCTGTTGGCTCTGCATCAGGGATTGGAGCGCCAGTTAACATAAACAGTCTGCGCAGAACGTTAGCCGCTCGGAATGCTTTGTTTTCGTCCTTATCGAAAATCTTGATGCTTTGGAATACAACACGCTTAGCAAATCCACCGCTAGCAAGTTTCCACTTAACTTTGACCTTGCGATCACCTTGGTACTCATCCCATTTAACTTCTTCAATCATCGACACCGCTTTAGTGCCGCCTGGTATAATTGAAACTACTGGTACATTTGAGTTCTCTTCTGAACCGTCTACTATCTTCCCATCTACTGCGAACTGGTCGAAAAATCCCATGATATTATTCCTCTGTTGATAATTGTTTGATGATGCCTTGGAATGGGTTTTTACCCTGCTCAAAACTCAAGTCATCAGTGATGCCATAACGGTTTTTACTCACATGTGAAGCGCTTGGGTAGCATGTGATAATGCGCTCACCGTCTGATTTTGCTTTACCATCTACGACGTAGGTCACCATTTTAATGAATGCCACTAAGTCGCAGTTGTTTGTGTAAACTTTTGAACAATCAACCTGCTTGGAATGGGTTAATTGAATGTTGTATCGAGTGTATGCCTCTGCATCTGGTGGGTTTAGATCTTCCGTCTCGCAGTGAGAAATGAAGATAATGTTCATGCCTTTTGCTTGGCTTAGTCGTTGGCAGAACTTGTACAGCTTTTCATGCTCTGCACGAACTGAGTGGTAACCGCCACCAAAACCGCCATCGCATGCAGAAAGGTTCGCCGTTTTATTGCGCTTTTGTATTTCTGTTACTACAAGCGAATCAAAAGCCGTTGTTGAGTCAACAATAAGAGTTTTGAACTCATGATCTTCTGTTGCCAGCATTTTAATTTGGTCGTACACATCGCTAGTAGTCTTAGCGATATCAAACATTGCAACGTCCATGCCTTCGATAGAACTTGCTCCGTTCTCAGTACGAATCATGACGGGCGCTGGCATTAGTGCGCCAAGTGTTGTTTTACC